GATGACGTGTCGGTTCGAGTCCGACCCTCGGGACCATTAGTTTAGGTTAAACAGATTAGATAAACCCCGAAGCCTTGATGCATATAGGCTTCGGGGTTTTTTCGTTTCTGGGTGTTGGGTTTTTTTAAGGTATTTTGAGGTATTCTTAGGTATTCATTTACACGTTTTTTACACATTTTTTAACGTGTGTTTATTTGTATAAGTCATTGAGGTTGTAAACTTTATGAGTCTGTCAATTTATCAACTTGAAAATGGTAAGTGGAGAGCCGATCTTATTGCTTTCAATCAAAGAAAAAGTAAAACATTTAAATCCAAGAATGATGCGAAGCGATGGTCAGAGATTCAAGAGCGTGAATTCTTCTTAAATTTTTCTACCAAACAGGCTCTAAATAATAAAATAGTTCTTACAGTAGAAGAAGCATTGACTAGATATATGAATGAAGTGTCTAGGTATAAGAAAACTGCGAAAAAAGAGATCCAACGGCTAAAATATTATCAAAATAATCTACCTTTTGTAGATTGGCCATTGGTAAATTATCGTTCTGAATACCTCAAGCAATGGGAAAGCTTGGTGATGAACCGGACAATTCGACCTTTAAGCGCTGCGAGTGTACTTCGTGACTATTCTACTCTATCTGCCTTTTTTAACTGGTGTAGGCGAGATAAAGGTTGGATTGACTTTAATCCAGTAGAAAATTTGAGAAAGCCCAAAAAACCTGAACATCGTGAACGTCGTATTGAAATAGATGAATTGCAAAGCATACTTACAGCTTTGAAATATACACCAGGCACAGTTCCAAATTCGAAGATGCAAGAAGTAGGTTTAATATGGTTAATAGCAATGGCCACTGGTATGAGATCAGGTGAAATTGTTAATCGACCATTGTCAGATGTTTTTATAGAAAAACGTTTTATACGTTTGCCTGATACAAAGAATGGATCTAGTCGTAATGTCCCACTTGATGATTTTGCACTTCAGCTTTGGACTTTGGCCATAAAAATTGACCGTAAAAATTCTCCAAAAGTTTTTACTATTTCTGATGGATCTAGGGATACATTGTTTAGAAAGGCTCGAAAGGCTGCAGGTTTAGAAAATTCTGATTTAACATTTCATGATTCAAGACATGAAGCTGCAAGTTTAATGGCTAGACGAATAAAAAATGCTTTAACTTTATGTAAGATTTTTGGATGGAAAGATCCCAAGCAGGCTTTGATTTACTACAATCCCACTAACGATGAAATTTTAGAAGAACTAAATATCAGTCCTGGCCTATCAAGATTAATCGCTTAAAAATCATATACAAAATAAAAGCCACTTTTGTGGCCTTTATTTGTTTTATTCTTCTCAATTCACATTGTATTTCAAAGTTGATTTGTCAAATGCCATTGCATATTTGATAACATCCGTTGCTTTCCAGCGTGGAGAAGTGCGATCACTATCTTTTGATGTTGGCAGCTGTCGACTTGGTGGAAAGTTTGGGCAGGGGATAACATTTTTTCTCGTATAATCCACTGTGTATTTAAAATATTTTGCAATATCCTTTTCATCCCAAAGTTGATGTTCAATAGGTAAAATCAATTTTGAATCCAACACTTTAGTCATTTTTAAAAGATATTGATCAAGTACACTATCATTCATAATTTATTCCTAAAAATGCTGTCATGCTGCTTTCTCCAATCTTCTCGCTTCTTGGCGTTCCATCACAGCAATTTTTGCATGAACACCTAAACGATCTCGCCCTAGTACTTCTGCAATAAAATGGACAGGATATTTATCTTCTAACATTGATATCAGTACTTTTTCTTCACATGGCCACCAACCGCCACGAGCAATTTTAAAAGGGTTATTTTTCATTCGTTATGCTCCCAAAACCGCAGTACTTCGCATGCTTGCTATAACAGTGATTTGACGAGCTGCCCATTTCTTACGTTGTTCAATCTCAAATGTAGTTAAAGGCTCATAAACTGCTATTGAATTAATTCGTCGAACATTTGAAGTGTGTACCGTCTTTTTTCTAAAAAAGTTTGGATGGTTTAAATGTGGAGTAAGAACTGCAGTCGATATGTCTGAATGAAATCTCATTAGTTTAGCTCCTGTTTTAATTCGTAATAACTACGACAAGAACAACGAGGGCATACCAAGTCTTTAACATATTGGCCGAATTTTTTACTAGGCACTGAAACTCGCTCTCTATGTAGATGCTTATTTCTACAACGGCAGCATTTAACGATTTGGTCATTAGAATTTGGCATGATTATTCCCCAATCTTTATTTGTTGATCTAAAACACAACGGCATTTACCAATTCTTCTATATTCGATTGGTCCTGGTGCATCTTTTGGAGTGATTCCAAAACGATAAAGGTCATATAATTTTTGATTCGACTGAACTTGAATATCATCGCCTTTGATTTTGGTAATGAAGCCTGTGCAAGCCTTTTGAGAAATGCTAAATAAACCTTTTCCTATATCTCTAGTCTTTTGTTGAATAAAATTAACTTCATCACCAACTTTAAACGCTTCAAAATCAGGAAAGATTAATCCACCACATTTACATTGATAATTACTCATGAATTTACTCCTTCTGCTTTTACAGATTCAAACTCAAAGGCATCATCATCAATATAATTTTCGAAACACATTTTAGTGATTTCAAAACCCTTTGAACTCCAGCCTTCGTCTTTGAATATAGAGTTCACACCATAAGTCTGGTGTAAGGAGTTAGAGTTGTGCTCATAGCACCACCAAAAAACCTTTCTACCAATCATTTTTAAAATAACTGCTACTATATCGTCATCATTTGAGTTCAAACGATAATCAGCTTCACACCAAAAATTATTGTGTTCATGTAAGGCTTCATCTGTACATTTAATGACAACTGTAAATTCTAACTCACAGGTAAACTCATGATCTGAATTTAGATTTACTTTGTATGTACGAGGTTCACAGCGAAGATATTCAGGAATTTCTTCTTGTGGCGTTTGTAGGTTAGAATCGTTTTGCATTGTTTAGTCTCCTGACTGGTGATGTAGCACATACAGAAGTGACCGCTTCTGTATGTGTGCTTAAATAATTAAAGACATTTAAATAAATGGTTATAGAAATGATGACCCTTTGGATCTAGACCTATTTTTTCGAATAATGAAAATAGGTTATCGGAATCTAGTTGATTTAATGCCCATGAGAAGGCGTCATATTTATTATCCATGAGCGCCAAACGATTAATTTTGTCTTGAACATATACTTCATCCTTCGGGAATTTTTCACGTAATACTTCAATAATTTTTTGACTTATATAGTCAAGTTCTTTCTCTGCCATGTTTGTATCCTCAGTAGTGGGATTAGTCCCGAAGTAAAAATTTCACTTTGATTTTGTGGTTAAGGGTTGGTTGTAATAAGGATTTGTGAAAAGCCAACATTTGACGACACGTTCACGCATTTCAGATGTAGCATTTTTAACTTCATCTGCAGGGAAGTTTTTAGACTTAACCGGTTTATTCATTTCAATGAATTTATAACGTCGACTAGATCGAAGTAGCGTTCGCATTTCATTGATGTCAGGCAACGATTGATAGTTACGAGCAGCGACTTTGTAGACTTCATTTAGATTGATAGCGATGCTTTGGGCGTCTTGATCATGATGATTTAAACTGAATGCTGCATTTCTGCTGACATTCATATATTCGTAGGCATCCCAAAATTGTTGAACCATAGGGTGGTCGCTACTCAATTGCTCCACACGTTCCCGTGCCATTGCCTCTAAAATACGTTTGGCATCACATATTTCTTCTAAGTCGATGACTTCTTTTAAAACGTGTTGTTCAAGTGCATCAATCATTGCTGATACTTGTGCATGACAAAGGGCAATACGTGTATGGGTAATGCCTTTTTGGTGAAATTCTTCTTCTAAAGCTTGGATATTTTCTGAATAGGTTTGCAGAATTTTTGCTTCATTTTTTAAGCAATGTGTCATGTAAGTACATGCGTCTTCTAAGGAAATACGAGAAAGACGATCGGCAATTCTTTTCTTGTCAAGATTATGGCCTTTTGTTGTCACTGTAATATGCAAGGTACGAGATAAAATCGCTTCTGATGCTTGTATAGGCGTGTTTTGGCTAATCATGATTGCACCACGGAATGGTGGCTCATACGTTTCATTACCCGCGGTTTTTAAGCCTTTTGAACGAATTGCTCGACCGTTAAATGCATCTTTCAATTCGTCCCAACTAAATTTAGCTTTTTGGACACCGCCATTTTGATCATTTCGGTCGCCCTCAATCAGAACGATCGGCATATTAGAGGCTTGAGCAAAATTACGATAAATTGCCACACTGGTAGATTTATTCGGATCAAAACCTTCATAGGCTTCTCGACCGCTAAACTTCCATAGCAACTCAAGCAAAGTTGATTTACCTGCACCAGCTTGACCAACAAATTCAAAAAAAGGATATGAGGAGTTAAGCGCACGGATCTGTTCAGCAAAATATGTTCCTGTCCACCAAGCAAGAATGATTAAGCCATTGGCGCCATTCAATGTATAAAAATCTTTCCACCAATTTGCAGAAAATTCCTTCTTAGGATTCAGGGTAATTACTGGTGAATTTGCCAAGCTTTTTAATTCTTTTTTTCCTGTTTTGTAGAAATCATGTTCATTTTTGGGGATAACTTGCCCGTTATGCACAGCATATTTATCAAAAATATAGGCTTGATAATCTTTGCTATAGCCAATGAAATCGATTGTTTTAACTTCACGTAATTTTTCAGTTTTACGTTTAATAAAGGTTTCTAGTTGTTGATCACTGCCAGTCCACATCGCACCTGAAAGCACAGACATTACACGGGGTTTAAACTTACTGCGTGACGCCATGTGTTCAGCGGTAAAAGTGGTCTTTGTTTCTCCCCATGGGCTTTGAAGATGGAAGTAATACCAAGATTCATCGGTGATTTCGTTTCGTTGGAAATACAACGGCTCAAGCTGTGCATTACAGATTTCTTTCGCTGAAGAACATGTTTTCAATGCCTGTATACGCTTTTCATCTTCTGAAAGCATTTGTTCTTGTTGGCTTTCCTCAACATATTGGACAGCTTTGTTATATTTTTCATAATCTAATTCCCACCAGTAGGTACGGAACTTATGATTGAAAAAGAATTTGCTTAGATTGCTACCATAAAAGTTATAGATCAATAAGCCTGCTTCTTCAGGCGTTTCGACAATTTGAAGCTTGCCAAAATGCAGGTATTTCTCCTGGTCTTTTTCAGTGAGTTGCTCACGTTGAAATAGATCATTCCAATCGAGAGATTTTCCATTTATCGGTGTTGGTGGAAGGGCAGCGGTAGAGATCCAACCTTGATCGATTGCATGTTTATGGTGTTTAGGTAAAAACTTCTTGCCTGCGTTGTCATTGTCCAAAGCCCAAACTAAACGCGGCTTATCTTTCTTGAGTTCATGGCAGCGTTTGCTGATTAAATCTAATAATTGTGTTGGATAATTGCCACTGTTCATATTGCTCAAGCTAATTATGCCTGATTGTGAAAGCGCAATACTGTTAAAGATGCCCTCAGTGATCCATATACTGCCTGCATTACAGAGATCATCTAACTCATGTGTTGTCCATGCCAAGCCAGTCCATTTACCAATAAAATTGGCTTTCTGACGACCAAAACGATCAGGACGATCAATGATTCGTTCCCAATAGATTCCGTCAGCTAATTTGAAGCGTACAGTTGCACTGACTAAATTTCTATTTTTAGGCGCTTGATATAGTTCCTGTGTATATCTGCCTTTTAAATTTTTAAGTTCAAAACCTCGACCATCCCTCAAATATGCATCTGCAGCCGCATTTGGATTCTCAGGGGTTTTAGGGTGATATTCTGACCAATCTTTGAAAAATTCTTCGCAGATATCTTTGACGTATTCCTCATAACCACACTTATTGATACGTCCACATTTCACCATGCGTGGTGTTTCTGCATGTGTGTAAAGTTCTTTCTCATTACAACTTGGACAAAGACCTTGACGATACCATTCACCGACTCTTTTAAAGTTAAATAGTTGGTTAAGTCTGTCGTCAATACGACGCTGAAGATCCATCATTAATGCCTATATAAGTTTCATTTGTAAAAGTCGATTGCGGTAAGTCGTTGCCCTGGTCAAATCAATTGTTGACGAATGAAAGAGCGCAGAAATAAAGCCTTCTACATAATTTTTTTGGTGTTCATCAATTGATGTTTGGAGTTCTAAACTTTCGATGTGGTGTTCTAATTCTTGCTCCCACTGGCGTTTATGCTGTGGTAATCCTGTTTGAACTTCAGGATTTGGATTAATGCTGTTCTGAATTGGTCGCACCATTTCTAAACTTGCTGCAAAACTTGCAAGGCATTGATCATTGCGACATGAAACAATCAACTCATGTAAGAGTGGAGAGGGTCTCTTTCGACTAGATACATGCATACGCATGCCACAATGGGGGCAATAAAAACCAATTGATTTACTCATCGTTCAATTCCTTTACTGATTTTATTAAACGACTTGGAGCAATCACATTTGATATTTGAATGTGAAAATGAACCATAGTCATGCATGTCAGCTCCCGACACTCACCTACATAACCTTTGGGATTTTCTAAATAAACAACAGTCCCTAAAATTCTTAATGGCTTGTCACATACCGGACAGCAAATTTTTTCATTAAAAATGTGTCCATTTATTTCAGAAAGTGCGCTTGGCATGAATTCCCCAAAATCTGTGACTTATGATTGTTTTTGATCAGAGCTTTCGTCATCAAGATCGATACCCAAACCTTCCAAAAGATATTTTTTAGAAAACTGATTTGGTGTCAGCGAACCTTCTACTGCTGCTTTAATTCGAATTTGCTGATGTTGAGCTTCTGAAACACGAAAAACGATTTGTTTTTCTTTTTCTAAATTGTTGGTGTTTTGGGTGCTACTCATTGCAATGACCTCATAAAAATTTAAAATGGTGGAAATCGTGCAGTGTTTGATTTCTGACAATGTTAATTTACTTCGATTAATCGAAGTATTCAAGAGATATTATTCAAATGGATGAAATATTTTCTATTACAGATCGAAGTATTCGCCTTAAAGAAGAGCGGAAAAAGCTAAAACTTACACAAGTTAAAGCTGCTGAAATAATTGGTGTACTTGAGGCTTCATGGATTCGTTATGAAAAGCATGGAGAGGCAATGAATGAAATTCAGATTTATGCGCTAAAAAATTTTGGCTTCGATATGTCGTATGTTTTGTTTGGTTCAAGCCATCAGAAAAATGAAGTAAAAGATCTTATGAAAGAAAAATTGATATTAAGTTATGAGCTTGTATCTGATGATCATAAGGAAGGGTTATTAGCTTTAGTAGAGTCTTTCGCGAAGTCTTATCCCAAAAAATGATAATAGAGTTAATCAATAATATTAGGATTATAAAAAATAATTTTATATTATTGATTAATCCAAAAAAATTTAATTACTACTAATTGAGTTTCTGTTAATAATTAATTGTTCAATTAGTTTCTCAAGATTTGATTCATTAGATATTAGAATTTGGTTAATAAGTGTAGAAGTTGGAACTATTGCAAATGACTTATTTTTATTAAATAGAGGCTCAATGTTTTTGTTAAAGTAATCATTGTTTAAAGATGTTAATGATTGAGCATAGTCTTCAATAAGAATTTTATAAGTTGGAATAATAATTTTTAAAATTTCTTGTCCGAATTCTATAGCTTCATTTTTTTTTGGTATTTGGCCTTGGTGAATCACGTTATTTCTTAGACGGGTAATATCATTGTTTAAAGTGGGTGGAATTTTTTTAAATTCATTTAGATAGGAGAATATGTAAGCCCCTAGTTGGCGTTCAGATTGTTTTGCTACTAGTTTCCATGTAGTTAAAAGATCAGTTGAAGAAATAGAGTTCTTATCACTAATAATTTTAACGAAATACTCATAAAATCTTTCTAATGACGATGCGTAAGAAGATATGGCCTCTCTGTAATATCCATCAACTATTGCATTCGAACCGATATCAAATAAAAGTTCAAATAGAGGTGTATTTAAAAAGCATGTAATTTCATGACCCTCATTGCAAAGAACATCATACCGACCAGAATCATTATATGGGACTAAAAAATTTACTTTCCCAAAAAAATCACTCGTATGTATTTTCATATATTTTGTAAAACAAGTACTGCAGGTAACAATGAATTTCATAAGCTATCCTCAATTTATTAAAATTATTATTGCATGCAAATTGTCATTCACATGCAAATTATCTAGTCCTTAAATTGTTGCAATATATTCCTTGCATCATCTGAAAGGCTTTCAAATATTTTTTCTATCTCTATAGGTTTTACTGAAGGATCAATAGCACATTTAGATAGAAAATTAAGCTTAATTAGTAATTTTTTGATTTCATATATTGTTTCTTCATCGACTTCGATACTCATTTTAAGACCCCTAATTTGATTATTAAATAATGGTTGAAAAACCATTGTTTATAAGATCGGACAATTCATTAAAAATCGTCCAACTTTGCTCGGAGTTTTCGAGTATTAAAATCGCTTGTACTGCACAAATGCTCAAATTATAGCTATCAAACTGTTGATTATAGTGATAATCAATATTTTCTCTGAGTTTAGACCAGGTGATATTGGTTTCAACGAAAGTTTTATAAGTAACATCAGAGTTTATCAGATTGTATAGTTTTCTTGAAGAAACAAACAATTGACGTTTATTGTTTTGGGGATTTTTAACCCTAAGAATAATTTTTGAAATTTTCATTTTTATATCCTTATCAAATGTGAAGGCATAACCTGTTCAGGTGTATGCCATTGCCATTTATTTATATCTAGTCTTGATGTTGCTGAGGCAACATAAGCAATTACTTCCCGTTGTCGATTTTGCCAAGCCAAAAGTAGAGGACTGTCATAAGCAATGTCGAGTTTAAGCTTGCGTAATTGGCGATAGAGCTGACGATTGATATCAGGCATGGTACAGGCCTGTTCAGGAGTTGCTTCAGGATGAATCGGTAAATCTGTTCCCTTTGGCGTTTCCGAAACACCAGGTGTCGGCTCAGATTTTGATTCCAAAACACCGAAACCGAATATTTCTTTTAGTTTCTTATAGTTAATTGTGTAGTAATTGACTCGCATAGATTTATTTGGATCTAGCTTATTGATCTCAATTAAACCCATCTGTTTAAGCTTTGCCACCGCACGTTTAATGGTGGCAATACTGAATAATCCTAATGTGTCGGTCCACTCTTGGTAGGTATGAAACCACCACTTTCGGTTATTGTGTTGAGTTAGGTTCTTTTTCCGTTTGTATTTGCGTGTTTCATTGAGCAGATAATATAACTTTTGTAAGAACGTTGCTGCAGGCAAGCCTAGCTCTTTGGAGAGCATAGGCGAGGCAATAATTGGATATTCGTTGGTTTGCAAGAGTATGTTTTTCATATGTCATAACCCGTGCGATAAGATTCCATATAACAGGCTTTGCAACGAGAAGCCCACTTTTGAATGCCATTTTTCATGCCATTTTTAAAATAAAATTCTTCATCAAAAGGGAAGTACTCATTACACATTGGGCAACATTTTTCAGTGCCTAATTCAGTTTGTATATAAATTCTAGGCATGACTTAACCTCGCTTTTTAGAACGAAGAAATTTCAAAATTTGAATACTGAGCTTTTCGGGTTGAGCAAAATCAGGCGCATTTAAGCGTTGAATACAGAGGGTGTCTAGACATACAGGTGCTGAATGCACACTTTTATTTTGAGTGTTCATGTTTAAGTCTCTTCTAGATAAGTTTTAAAACCTACCAGCATTCTTTCCACGGAATGGTGGCAGACTAAACAGGGGTGGAAATACCGCTCTAGAAGTAACGGCCAACCTTACGGTTGCCCTGCCTAGCCTACCATAACGGAAGACTTAAACAGTCAGACAAAAAAAATGCCGCATAAGCGACTTTATTTTGCGCTTCTAGATTATAAAACAGGTTTCCACGCCCGTTCACAGTTTCGCTGTGATTTAATTAGTATTAATTCAAATTAATTTATTGTCAATCATTACATGAATAAAAAGTTAATTCATTTCGCTAATGTTTGGATTATGAACACCTAATTGATAATTTAATTATTGATTATCAGAGGGCGATTGTTTTGCTAATGATTAGATTATGAAGAAGTAAAAAGAATGACAATTACGGATTAATGAAATTCTTTTATATTTTTATTCATAATTCTTTTATATATAGAAGAACGTATCATTTTGATACAATGCACTGGCTCATTTTGAGCTAATGGAAAAGCTCATGTTGAGCTAATGCATATGCTCAAAAAAACTCTATAAGTTTAATAAATTAATAATAGGATTCCATTATGGGACTACTTTTAGCTTTGGGATTGATTGCACTATGGGGTGCTTGCTTCATTGGACTGATTAGTCCTAATACATTAAAAATTTTAAAGAAAAACAAACCACTAACAAGGAAAGACATTGCCATTGTTTTTTTTATTGGAACGTTAATATTCCTATGTTTGATCAGTTTTTTTGTGTCAAATGAAACAAATCAAAGTCAAATTGATAATAAGAAAATGACTAATAATGAATCCAAAAGAGAGAATGAAATTAAACAGCCAAGCCTTTTTGATCAAATAAAAGATTATGATAAAGCAAGTGTTTTAGGTGTAAGAAATCATGGTGAAAACGTATTAGAAATAGATTTAAAAGCAACAGAGGTCACCTTTAGTGATAGCGGTTATATTGATTTTGCAGGGCATGAAGCTAAGGATATCTTAATTAAACTTGTAAAAAATCATCCTAATGAAAAGTATAAGATTGTGCGATTTGTTGTGATTGGAAATTTAACAGATAAATACAATAAAACTAATGAAGAACCCATTTTTCAATTAACGTATGACTTAGGTGAGATAAAAAAAATTAACTTAGACAATGGTTTTGTTGATTACAAAATCTTTTTGAACTTTGCAAAATTTGGATTAAGAAATCCTGTAGCACATACGATTTATAAGGAATGGTGCACCAAAGATAAGAATGGGGAAAAGTCAGGTTCTTTTTGTGATAAATCTCTATAAAACAAAACGTCATATTCTGACGCCACACTGATTATCCACAGTTTATAAATTTGAAATTGCCCCAAATGGATTTTATCATTAACTTGATTGTGTAACGATATCAAGTTATGAAGGAAAGGATTATCGCGCTCATCGACATTAATAATTGTTATGTTTCATGTGAGCGCTTGTTTCAGCCAAAGTTAAACAATAGACCTGTCATTGTTCTATCCAACAATGATGGGTGTGCAGTGGCTAGAAGTCAGGAAGCAAAAGACTTAGGCATAAAAATGGGCGTACCTCTATTTCAGATTAAAGACATCGTTGAAAAGCACAATGTAGTTGTTCTATCGAGCAACTATGCAGTTTATGAAGAAATGTCACATAGATTCACAGCGACTATAAAATCATTTGTCAGTGAAAAAGATGTTGAAGTTTATTCTATTGATGAAACTTTTGTTGAGCTTACAAGCTATGCAAATCAAGATTTGAATGAGCTAACTGGAAAAATTAAAGATGCCCTTTTGATGTGGTTAGGCTTGCCAGTTTGTATTGGCATTGGTCGAAGTAAGACAGAAGCAAAAATGGCAAATCATATTGCAAAGAAGAATAAACATTTTCAAGGAATCTGTAATCTTGTTGAGATGGACCCTTGTTCTAAAGAAGCGTTATTCCAATCAATTGATGTTGGGGAAATATGGGGAGTCGGCCGCAAACACTGTAAAAAACTTCACTCACTAAATATCAAGACTGTTTTTGACTTAGCTATTGCAGATCCAGCGTTTATCCAAAGCCAATTTTCTGTAGTTATAAAAAGAACTGTCTTAGAGCTTCAAGGCACAGCATGCATTGAGTTGGAAGAAGTAGCGCCTGATAAAAAGCAGATCGTTAGCTCGAGATCATTCCGGCAACGTGTCTCAGATAAAGATGCCCTATCTGAAGCAATGAGTTGTTATATTCAAGCTGCAGTTAAAAAATTGAGACGGCAGAATGGATTAACTGGATGCGTCATAGCATTTGCACATTCAAACCCTTTTGATACTAAAAAACCATTCTACAAAGCATCTGTGAGCGTTTCATTTCCTGAACCGACAGATAGTGCAGCGGTAATCATTAAGCACATACTTAGGCAAATGGATAAGGTTTACAAGGAAGGTGTCGATTTTAAAAAGTGTGGTGTAATTCTAACTTGTATTGAGTCTAAGTCGAGATATGTGCCCGATCTGCTGGCTGACCATGAGGTTATTCAAAGAAATGACAATCTTCAAATAGCACTTGAGCAAGTGAATCAAAAGTTTAGTAAGAAATTAGCGATTGGACCTTGTTTATTGAAAGACAGAAAATGGAGCATGAGTCGAGGGAAATTGACGCAGAATTATTTTAGCTTTGAAGGATTATTGGAAGTTGGGTAATCGTCAAAAAAAAAGCCATCTCTATAGATGGCTTTTATTCTTTAAGGCGAAATAAGATAACCTAGACAAATAATCCCTCCTTGCCCACCAATTAACCAATTTCCAATTTTTCCAACGTTCTCGTCATTGTTCCACCATCTTAATGATTGATCACTAAACGGGATATCTTCAACTGTTAACACCATACCCGTTGATAAAATTACGAAGGCATTTTCAATAGCTGGATTTATCCGGTAGTAGCAATTATGTTGAGCTGAAATATTTGCAACATTGTTGTAAAAATAGCTTCTTACATAGTAATCAGGATTTAATCTAATTAAACTTTTTGTTGCATTAAGAACAATAGTCAGCTCACACCCACCCCTCATGTATAACATTCCATTTATTTTGGCAAACTCTAAATCTATTCGTTTAGATTGTAATGTTGCATAGGGAATGAATCCGTCTGATATCACGCCTACGCGATCTGCTTTAACCCATTCAATTTCATTTGTTCCTTTACTTTTAATTTGCGCTTGCAACTTACTTAACATTATTCCAAGAGAGTCTGAAGCGTTTATAACTGAATTAGTACCTTCAATATAAGCGGAATAAACAACATCAAATATTCGGTTTTGTCCGCCTAAACTATTAAATTGCCCACTAAAAGCAACTGGGGCAATATCTGCACTTTGTAGCGCAGTATCTGCTTTTGCTCCTTGAGCTGCTGTCGCAGCACCAAGTGTTTGTGCGGTTATTTGAGCAATCAGCATTGCAGCGGTTCCTGATTCTTCAGCATTAATATTCGTTCTAGCATTAAACTTCTGTAAAGCAGTTAAAGCTTGGTTTGCAATATCAAAGCGAACCCGATTTGCAACTGTATAATCTAATGCTTGTATTAAATCCTCATTTTCTTTTAATGCTGTGGCAATTTCCTGAATTGCATTAATAATTGATTGATCACCGTTCACAAGATTAGCGATTTGCTCTTGTACATAGTGTTGATCCGCTTTGGTATCTATTAAAGTCGTCAGCATTGCAATAGCTGTGAGATCTGCTTTGTTTAACAGTAATAATCGGTTTGATTCAACTTGAATTTGCGTCTGTTCTAATTCAAATTGATCTGCTTTTTTGGATAAATTGAGTTGATTTTTTTCAGCTAAAATTTGCACCGGTTTAATTTGATTTTCTAACTGAGTTTTGACTATTTCTGCAGAGCCAAAAGGATCTGCAAGTACATCTGAGGCAGATAAAACGACATGGCCAGTTTTTTCGTTGACAGACTTAACCGGGACATCAATACCGGTACCAGAATTTACGAATAAAATATTACCGAATGGAATGTCTAAAGTGATGTCAGGATTTTTTATTTTGTGGCTTACTGGCATCGGACTATTTGTCCAAAATACTTTTAAAGCAATATTTTTCATTTGGTAATACTCCGTTCGATCAAAAACTGAATATTCTGTGAATGACGAATCGCTTCACCCATTTGTAATTTAATATCAAGCTGTGCAGTACCGGCTTTCCAAAATTTTGTTGTAGCTGAAGGAACTTCAAGCAGAATCATACCCGCATTAATTCCCTGGTCTAATTTTAGAATAGTTGGTGTAGCAATATTCTGAGCTATAGAATTAACAATTTCTGCAGTAATGTACATGTCATCTGTAATAGTTAAGCCTTCACCCGAAGCAGTGTCATAAAATTGAATGGGTAAGGCAAAACTATCACCTATTTTTATAGTTGCTTTCATATTGATTTACCTCAATTCAGATTTGATTCAAGTTCTAACTGTGTAATTAATCCGTTGGATTTGTTATATGTGTGAGTGGCTTTTTCAACAATCCATCTCAATTTATCAATCTCATTTTTAAAACCATCTAGTTTGACAGGCGACTCTGTACTGATTTCAGGTATTCCATAGGCTAGACTAATACTGAACTTGGCCATTTGGCGTTTTATCTCATCCATCTTTGCATCTGCAGCACGTTGAGCATCTTCTTTACTCGCAAATGTCCCTTTAATTACTTTTGTCTTGGTTGTCGGATCATTACCACCACCACGTTTTTCAGGATTACCTGAGGTCACTCGCTGTCGTTTAGCTTTGCCTAAATCTTGGTAGCCTGCAGAAACACCGGTGTAATCTGATTCCCGATCTTGTTCGTTATAACGGAATTGATCCCCAGTGCTCCTGGTCACCGTAATTGATGATAAATCTTGACCTGAAGCGGATTTAGCTGAGCCAGCCTTAAAAATAAGTAAACGATCTTTTTTGACTGCCATTTCTGCGCCATTGGTCTTTGCTATACGTGCCAAAAGATTGAGATCCGATTCATTGGTTTGATCGATATGATTTAAATTTATGGCTTTTAAATCGGCAGTCATGATCAGTTCTAATTGATGGTTTCTCGCAATTTCATTTGCAACCTCACCAAAAGATTTGCGGTGATATGATTTTGACTTGGCAACTTTAATGCTGCTCTTAAAATTAGCGCTCGAGGCTTTTACGGTGATGGCATCTGCAGGACCAGACCATTCAGCCTCATCGACTATGAAATCACCTTTATCGTGAAGTTCTTCACCAATAAACCCCATTTTACAATTCAGTCTTACTCCTCGTTTTGGTAATTCCAAAGCTCCGTCACTATCATCAAGTACAATGCTGAGTTCATCCGCTTCATTGGCTCGGTTGTCGGTTACTGTTACGCTAATGATTCGACTTAGAATTAAATCATTTAAAGGCTTATTGTCTGCAGTAATCAGGCATGTTGGTGTTTTTATCATGTGATCACCTCATCTGTGTTTTCAGGTGCGGTTTGCTCCTCGATGCGCTCATCATCGGTGCGAGAAAGTTTTAAGGTGAAATCAACTTTTCGAGGGACGCCATTGTCTAAAAGATAAGTCTTGGTTTCATCAATATTGTCGATGACATAGACACCGTATAAATAACCGCTGCCATCCATAAGCACAAAGCCTTGGCCAGTACTGGCCATGCTTGCAAGTTCATCAATCGCATAGCGACGCCCGAACCCGTATTCTTCATAAATTAGACCAGGTAAAGTTACGGTATCTGAACCAACACCGGTGTATTGCTTTTTGGCTCTGCCTGCAGCCACTTCATTTTCAGCATATTTCCACGCACGTTGTCGCTGAATTTCGGTAAAACTCAAGGTATCGATTTTAAATAAAAACTGTCCAAGGCTCATTAACATGGTGTATTCCTAGTCCTGGTCGCTATAACTACGGTTTTGAGCTGAAGCGACAGATTGCTGCCATTTATTTAATTCTCTATTGACTACTGCACCAACAGCCTGAGTATCAGAAACCCCTGAGATATGAATCTGTGCCGGTGCAAAATGATTGATTGATGTTTTCGCTTGAGGCAAGCGTAAAGGTACGATCGGCTGCGTTTGAATCGTTTTAGTGGGGATCGTGGTTCCAGTTGCTGCAGTATTACTAAATTGCGGAATTTGAGGAATTTTTGGAATATTCACAAAGGGGATTTTATTCAGTCCAGTAATGAGCGTATTGACAGCACCTATCACTAATCGAATGGGTGAAAGCAAATGATCAACAATACTCGCTCCCACGGCCACTACACCGCTTTTAAAGTTTTCCCATGCTGCCATAGCAGCGCCAACAAATATCACGATTTTGGCAGCAGTCTCGCCCAACCATCTGCCTATAGTCACAAAGGATTGGATAAATATGCCTGCAAGTAGACCAATAAATTCACCCAATATTTTGCCGTAATTGGTCGCATTTTGAAGCTCTTGATTGGAGGCTTGCATCGGTGTCAGTATTTCACCCAATATGCCTTTAAATGCGCTCCACGCGCCTATCAGCGCATCCCAAAGTGGCTGTAAGGGTGCAAGTGAGGTCTTGATGTTATTAAATGCGCTGCGAATTGCATCTATGGCAGGCGTAAGGCCAATTTTTAGACCATCCCAAAACCCTTTAAAGAATGCTTTGATCGGCCCCCAATATTTATAGATGACAAATGCGACCAGGGCGATTGCTGCAATGATCCAAGTCAAAGGATTAGTAAGTAGGGCAATGCTCATTGCTCGTAAACCTACAAGCAATAAGGGAATCGCACGACTGGCCAAGAAAGTAAAAGCACGACTTACAAGTTGAATGGTTTTTGCTATGAGTGTGAAACGGCTCGGTAGGCCAATGCCCAGTTTGCCTGCAACAGTCCTCAATACAAACATTAAAATAGCAAGCTTGGTAATGCCTGCAATCACGCCAACAATGGCCCCAAAAAATAAGTTGGTGGTGTATCTAATACCTAACATCGCCACTTTAAACATGATCAATTGCATAGCAATTTTAGCAAGGGTACGAACAAGCTCAGGGTTTGCATCTACCCAATTTTTGACTCGATCAATGATTTCTGTGACTTGTTGGATAAAAGTACGTAAGTCGTTTCCAAGCACTTTTTGTATGGAAATACTAAAATCTTGCCAAGCACCACCCATATTTTCGATATCGCCTGAAAGATTGTCTTTTAAAATCGCAGCAGCTCGTGCAGCTGCGCCTTCAGAGTTTTCGAGCTCACTGGTGAGTTGCTTAATCTTATTTACAGTTTTACCTGTGTTTTCATCAAGTATTGCTGTTTGATCAACCAATACAGCCATTGCTGAAGCAGCTTCAACACCTGAAATATCTGAAATGAGTTCTAAGCGTTTTTGTGAACCCATGCCTGCAGTAGATTTTCGAATATCATCCAAAATATCAGACATATCACGCAGATTGCCTTTTGTATCTACAGTAGTGACATTTAAGGATTCAAGCGCTGCTTTGGCTGCTTTTGGTGGTGATGCTAAACGTAACATGATGCCACGAAGCGAAGTACCGGCTTGGGTATCAAGGATATTATTATTTCCCAATAGGCCAGCCATTGCGGTAGTTTCTTCAATACTTGCACCATATTGCTTGGCAACAGGTGCAACATACTTCATGGTTTCCCCTAAACCTTGAACACTGGTTGCAGTCGCATTGGTGGACTGTAAAAATATATCATTAACTCGGTTGATATCTTTGGCTGCTAAACCGAATCCATTCAGTGTACCTATGGCAATTTGCGCTGCCTCAGCAAGTTCGACCTTGCCTGCTTCAGCCAATTGTAATGTACCGCCTAAAGCCTCATGGATCTGCTTAGGATTAAAACCGCCTGAACCTAAATTGAATTGTGCCTCTGCAGCTTCCTTTGGACTAAATGATGACGCTGCGCCCCATTTACGCGCATCATCCTCAAGCATTTTCATTGTTTTGCTATGTTTTTCTAAATCTAAAACCGCCTGAACACCACTCATTTGTTTTTCAAACTCAAGGGCAGGTTGAAAAAACTTGTAAAGTCCTGCACCTGCAGCAATACCGCCTATGGCCATGCTTTTAAATTCTTCTCGCATTGCTGCTCTACTTTCAGCAAGCTTGGCATTCCATTGATCTGTTTTATTGAGGATTGCGGATAATGCATGATCCACATGACCATATTCAGTCACCAACATTTTAGTTGCTGATCGAACTGCATGGGAATATTTTTCTGTTTGTTTTAGGGATTGATTATATTGTTGTGCATCTGAACCGCCCAAAGTTCGATTTAAGCGGTCAATGCTACGGGTAAGGTCTTCAATAGAATTTTCGGTGTTATCCGAATTCTGACGAATCATTTTAAGAGGACGAGTAGCTTCATCCACGATCATTAAAATTGCACTTAGACTTAGACTACTCATATTTTTACCTGGTCAATGATTGACTTCTGAACGTGCGCGCGCTCGTTCATTCCATTGCATTAATTCTTCTATTTCCCAATGTTCACAATCTTTCGGTGTCCAATGAAAAACCACAGCAAGGTTTGCTATGACGTCATCAACGCTGCTTGGGATTTGGCTTTCGCACTGACTAAAAAACTGGTGAGCTCCACTGTTAAAGTGGTGTAGTCAGATACATCCATGGCGTTTAATTCAGCCACATTAAGGGCAGGTTGAGTGACACGGGTAAGTACGGTATTCACCGCATTAATTTCCCACTTGAGCACATCCTGTAGGCTTAAATTTCGTAATGTACCGACGTTGGGTTTACGAATTTGAATTTCAGTAATTTGAATCTCACCACGAAGGATGGGGTTTTCTAAAATCGCTGTTTTAACATTTGGATCTGTGATGGTTTCTGAATTAAGTGCTTGAGTGGTTTTTTCAGTTGCTTTAGTCATGATTTTCTCTGATTTAAATATAGAAATGGGGGGTAAAACTTGGTCTATTAAAGACCAAGTAATTTTTTGATATCAGCAACGAGATTACTGTCACCAAAGCGTTCAATACCTCGAATGAAATCAAGCTCAACTTCGACCACGCCATCGACTTCCATGCGGTAATAGGTGTAGTTGTAAGTCATTTTAATTTCAGTTTTATCGCCATTTTTTGATGAACCAGGATCAAGCTCCAATGCCTGGCCACGCATATAAATTTCGACATTTTGAATCTTGCAGGTATCTTGATTCTCATAAATGCCGACAAAGCGCACAGGTAAATCGTTGGTCCCACATACCCCCAATTGTCGGTATTGTTTGACGTCAAAACCAGCATAGGTCACTTCACCTTCAAGCTTTTCATAGCCCATGGCCAAAGCGACATCACCGATCATGCCTGCGCCTCGGAAGTCTTCAGTCTTTTTGGTGATTTTGGGGATGTTGAAGCTTTCGGCTACGGTTGCCCATGAATGCATATTGACGAAGACATTAAAATTTTTAAGCGTTCTTGGTAACATGCTTAAACTCCTTCTGTGGTGTTTGCGCCATTGATCAACTGAGCAAAGTCGACCAAGTATCGACCTGTGATACGTTGGTTTAAGCCTAGATTTTCAAGTGGTGGAATAGGGGTGTAGTCATAATCGACCCACATTTGCCCTTGCTGTAATTGTGTTGTTGAGTTCTCATTCGGGTCATACCAAACCGAAGCGCCCAATAGGTGTTTTTCGCCGACATGCTCCTGAAGCTCTGCATCAATTGAGTCAATAATGTCTTTGGCCAAGAAAGGCGTTAAGGGTTGATCAACAAAGGGGAAACAGCCATTAATAATGGTATCAAGTAGAAAATGGGCTGTTCGTGTTGAGACTTCAAATGCAAAGTTAGGATCTGCAGAACAAGTGCGGTTGCCCCAAAAACGAAGACCTTGATGTTGAATAAGCGTTGTTATTTCTTTGCTATTGAGATAGCCAGCGTCAGTGTCAGGATCTTCTAGATCCCAAGTAATAGGGCGACTGATTCCTGTTGGTCCAGTCACTGGAATATTTGAAAGTGATTTATGCCAGCCGACTTTTTTATCAGTTTCAGCACGTAAAGCAGCGGCAGCCACGACGGCAGAGAGGATGCCTGGTCCGTATGTAAGTTCCATATTAAAGTCCTAAAAAGTTTTGAACACCACAAGAGTGGATTTCAAGAGGGCTAACTAATGGTGTCGCAGAATCTTGGCTTCTTAAAAAATCAAAAAAATCATATTCAGCATTCAAAGATTTTTTTAAAGTAAGCGTCGCAGCGCCTTTAAAGGCAGAACCATCACCACCCATAATCCAACCACTAAAGGATTGAAAATATGCAATTCCACCACCGCCACCTGTGAGTAATTGTCGGTTGCTTACAAGATTTAAAATTCGATGAATAATCGTTTCAAATTCAGCTCTGGTACTGTTGGTTTCATTGTCCATAACGAGCACCTTATTTTTAAAATCTATATCCTCATCAGGGATTTGTAGATCATAAGTAACCGTATACTGAGCCATAGAAGGTAAATCCATCGCGATATCTTGAACCGCAAAATAGGATGGATCACATTGGCCCTGCGACTTTCCCAAGAAGACATTTCCACTGGTAAACTCTGGCCAAATCAACATGATTTCACGATCTGAAAGCGTGTCACGATAGGCTGTAACGTCTTGCATGGTTTCAAGCATTACCCCGAACATGTCCCGTGGGGTGACATAAGAAAAAGCCCGAATTTTTTTATTGACGGCTGCCAAGGATTGGACGACTTCAGGGGTTTCTACATCCGGTGCAATGTTGATTTTTGGCGTGATTCCTAAGATTGATTTTGCAGTCAGCAATGCTTGGATACCTGTCCGCTGTCCTGTAGGCAATGTGGTTCCAATAACCAGGCTTTGATTAAAAACTTCACCTTTAAACGGGTCTTGAATACGAATAACCACCAATGTTGGAGAGGTAATCGCAGACATGGTTTCTAAACAAGCTCTTAAATTACCTTCAGTCCCTGAAGCTGCAAGTGCACGATTGATTGATGTCACTAAAGTCGGTGTATCGAGTGGAAAAACATTTTCATCTGCATCATCCGAAAAGGCGATGAGTCCGATGACATTGGTGTCAGCATCTCGCATCGGGATGATGC